TCTAATCTTGTCACCTTCTATTGTACCATCAACTAGTAAATCTCCAGTCATAAAGTTAGCTATTTCACTAAAGGCATTACTTGCGAACTTGTAAGATTTACTTACTTTTGGGGTAGGAGCTGTATTTACAACAATAAGTATATCTCCTTCTTGTGGGAATCTACCAAACTCAGTTTTAAAAGCGTCAGCACTTAGTGCATTTGTATTTGAAGTGTTTTCATGATGAAAATACCCTAAACTTTCTGTTCCTTCTGAGTACTTTTCTTCTAGTGTGTAAGTTGAGCCGTCGTAAGATACTTTTGCTAAGATAACATCTGATATAGGATCTGGTTTAAAAGATAAACTATTTACAGTTACTCCTGAATAATCTCTAGGTAATCCATCTTGAATTTGTAATTTTCCATCGTTCTCTATATAGTTAATTTTAGTATAAAAACGAGTAGCTCCTGGAGGAGCTATTACAATAGTATCTCCATTAGAGAACTGAGTAGTAAAACTAGTAGAAGATCCTGTAATAATTGTATCTCCGCTTGTACCAGATATAGTTCCTGATCTAGTAGTTATGCCGCTATTTGAAGCTCCTACTTCTGCGAGATATGAAAATCCTGGAGTAATAGTCTGTGCTGAGTTACTTTGATCTACTCCGATAGGTATAGCAGCTGTAGTATCTTCTATAGCTTTTATTGCTTTTAATCTATCTCCTGATGTAGCACTTTCACTAGCGTCAAATAATAAGTATGCAGTATCTCCTGAAGACATTCCTGCGAAACTTTGCTGATAAGACGCTGTATTTCCATTACTAGGGTTTGCAAAAACAGTTCCTTCGGAATTTTCTAGTTTATAGTTAACTGAGTCGATAGATACAGTTGAACTACTACATTGAATATGTTTATCTATTTTTCCTTCGCTTGGTATTTTCTCTATAACTTTACCAGAACTTACTAAAGCATCTGAAGTTACTTCTATCTTTCTCTGTACTATTTGAGATTTTCCACCATTAACATTTACCGCTTGTACTTGAACTATATATGTTCCTGCACCACTGAAAGGTATTTCTAATCTTGTTTCATCTTTAGGTGCTGTAAGTTTCTTAAACTTAGTTTCTTTTAAACTGTCAATGTTGTGTTTTACTTCAAAGTGGCTTAGGTTACTATATGCTGTACCATCACTATTTAAAACTCTTCCCCAACTTGCAACTATAATATTTGACACACCTGGAATACTAGTTTCATCGTCTACTCCTGGAGTAAAAGATTTTGATACGGATAAACTTAAGGTTTCTGGGCTAGGAGTTGATTCATTGAAAGAAGGTAGTTTATTAGTATCTACGCCAACATCTAGTATATATCCTCTATCCACTAAATCGAATTTAGAAGATTCATATTTTGCAGCAGTTATAGCAAAAGTCATTGCCTCTTCTTCTTTAACTTCAGTTACTACATACTGCTGACCGGAACCAATTACTAAATCTCCTGCATCGTCATACTCTCTAATAACCCACATTATTTCAGAGTTTGGAGCAGAAGAAAAAGCACTACTAACTGTTACTGTAGAGACCGAACTACCAGTTGTAGATATTGTTTGAGTTTCAATTCTTGAATTGGGATTCCACTCTAAATCTAATGGATTTCCAGTACTATCTACTGCATTGCTTGCTTGACTTGACGTAGTAATTTCAACAACATTTCCATCAACTTTTGCATGAGTTACTAGGTCTCCTCTTTGATAATTATTTGTTACCGAAGCATTGCCTGTATTATCATTTATAGTAGCACTAATATTTGATAAGTATGCTCCGCCTTGCGGGTACATTATAGATAATTTAAAAGTATTACCACTAGAAAGATTTATATTTCTGTCTAAATTTATTCCTGTAGTTGAGCTAGAAGAAGATAATCTACCAGAATTAGAGATAACGTCTCTATCTGCGTCTTGTACGAGTACAACATCACCAGGTTTTAAGAAACCTGCATTAATTGAAGTAGAAAAAGATACTGTTTCATTCTCTAATATTTCTGTAAATAAAGTCCATTTACCAAATCTATGTGCTTGTCCTCTAGAAGTACAACCAAAAGCAACTACTTTTTTAGGCACAATTCTTCCTGTTTCTAATATATTATTAGTATCCTCTACTATCTCGACTTGCTTCTTATACATTGACTCTGGATCGTTCCAAGTTACTTGTACTTGGTTTGATCTAAATTGAGTAGCTGTAGAAGTATATTTAAAGTTACTCATAACATTTCCTTTAGAGAATGTATAAATAGGTTGCTGGTATCTGTTTTGGGAGAACTGAATTTCTCCGTCTAACCAGTATAACATTCCTCTAAATACTTGAGTAATATCTTTTAAAACTTTTAAAGCATCTGCAGCCTCTTTTAAGTATACGTTTGCAGTAAATCTTGGCTCTGTGCCCCCTTTACCGTCTGCAACTAATTCATCACAATATCTAGCTATTTTAAATAATTCATATTTATCTATTTGCGATTCATCTACATATTTGCCTATACCATATCTTTTATTAGTAACAAGATCATAGAAAACCCAAGCTGGATTATCTGTCCAAACTAATTCATAGTTGGGTGATCCTTCTGAAAAAGTTGAGGCGTCTCCTCTAAAATTACCGTCCCATTTTTGATAGGTACCTGCATCTACTCCTGAAGTTATATTTCTATCGTATTGTCCTGAAGTTCTGCCCCCTTCGCCTTTTGGGAAATAGTTAGTAGGTACTTTAACTTTTAATCCTTTTACTTCATAAGAACGCTTCGGTACTTTGCTAAAAGTTTCTGCGTCAAAAATCATTGCGGCATAAGCTGCATGAGGGTAAGATAGTTTATCTGTAAATCTATGTTCCACAGTATCTAAAGTACAAGGTGAGTTATGTTCGTAGTTTCCATGCTTACCTGTAGAAGGCCCGAGTCTTTCTATTCTTATTTGATACTCAGATAAAGGTTTATAAGGCTCTAAATCAATTATAAAACTTTCGGCAAAAGGAGTTTTAGTTTTAGATCTTATAGTACCTGTAGTGTGTGGGTGTTTCCATGCTTTTGTAAATTGTCCTGTACCTCTTCCATTTAATTGCGATTGAGTCGGACCAAACATTAATTTTCTAGTAAATCCTGCATCACCTGTTTTCTTATATTCTAGAAAAATTCTTAGTTCACATTCTGTAGGTTTTTCATCTCCGCTACTAGGTTTAATTGCGAGCATTGTAGGAAATTTAAAAGTTAGTTTTACTTTATCTACTTCATTAGGGTCTGATACAGCTGAATCATTAACAATTACAGGTTGTGCTGTAGCATCTGGAGTTTTTTCACTGTTCCAACCTCCATTTACTGAATTATTATTGCTTGAAAAAATACCTGCTGTTTGTTCTACAGCTCTATTAGGATTCTCTACAATTGATGCGCTTCCTACTCCTTTAAAACCAGTTAAATAAGGTTGATTTGGTAATCCATTTCTAAAAGCATACTGAAAGTTTTGGTAATTATATACTGTATTTTCATCACTTAATTCAGGGCTAGAAATAGTTACCTCTACTGAGGAGACATCTCTTGACGCTGCTCCTACTTGAGATATATTATTTATAATTGCAGTATTTGCATTTGTTATAGAAGAAAGTGTACCTATTTTATCGACTGATGCTGTTTTATGAGTTATATTTCTAGGAAGAGGTTGTCCTATTTCTACTGAGGTTGCACTTATAAATCTAATGATTGGAGTTACTAAATCTACATTTGTATTTGAGCCTGCGCCTGCTATTCTTATATAAGGTTTTGGTATTGTTGGGTCTATCTCAGTAGTAGTACTTGTTGAAGGATTTATGTCTGTTATATCGTCTGCTGCAAAGAAAGAAGAAGATGCTGTTATTATTGTAGAGTCTTTAGTTCCGCTTACTCCTGTAGAACTACCATTTCCTGTTATACTTTTTTTACCACCAGGGATACGTACATATCTACGTCCGTCCGAAATACTTAGTCCAGAAAAAGGATTTCCTGAATCGGAGTCTACTAAAGTTCTTGAGCTTGCTGTAAAAGCTACATTTTTTATTCTTATAGGTTGATGTTTCGAATCTGAAGTAGTTACAGGTGTTTTATCTATAAAAATAGAGTTAGTGCCGTCTACTAAACCTTCGATCGGTCCTTCTGACAGTACATCATATACTACTGCCGTTTGGTTTTCTTCGGGCGTGTTTTCTGCTCCCTGTATAGTACTAGAATTATTTCCTGCATTTCCTATGCTTCCACCAACGTTGTCTGATAGACCGTCCTGAATTTGATCCAATAAATCTTTAAAATAACTCATCTCTGTGCCTCTCGTCCGTAGTCTCTACCGCCTCTTCCACTTGATCCGCCACCTCTTGGAGAACTGGAATAAGTTACAGAACCATCTGTTACCAATGTATATCCTGCTTGAGCGTGGTTAGTTAATCCTATTTCTTCTAGTCCATAATTCATTACGGATCCTCCAATCATTAGTTGTCCGTATAATATAGGTACTGGAGCTCCTTGTTTTACATTATTTTCAGGGCCATCAAACAAATAACTTTTTCCAGAAGCTGAAGGAGTGTCTGGAGTAAGATATCCCATAACACCTTCCATGCCTAAAGAGACTCCAGCTCCTTGTACCATTTTCGTAGCAGCTATTCCTGCTTTGTTTAATTTAAGTTTACTTGCTACTGTTGTTGTTTCATTTACTGTGCTGCCTAAAGTTCCTGCATCAGCAATTCCTGAAGTAGTTGCTACTTCTGTGCTCCCTCCAGTAGTAAAAACATCGAACTTTTTAATGAAGCTCGGGCCGTACATTATTAGTAATGCACCTGCAACTATTTTTAATGCATCTTTTACCCCAGCACCTGCAGCAACTGGAGTTATAATTACTGTATCTTTCACAGGGGCGATCAAAGCATCCACTGTTCCTTCTAAAAGATCTTCTCCATTTTGTATTGTAAAATTTATACCTTCTTCAGCGCAATCTGTCAAGTACTTTTTAAATCCATCTGCTTGACAATCTATAAGGCGAAAAACGTCACGGAAACTAGAAACATCCATGTTCCAGTCCGTTCCGAACTTTTCTCCTAATTCTCCCATTAATTTAACGTGGGTCATAAATTTCAACTCCTCTATCAGGGTAAGATACAATTAAGTATGGAATACCTAACGCCTTACAATTTTTCTTGTCATGCTCGCTTGGATGACAATCTTGCATATAGTGACTATGGACTACATATTTTATTTTCGAAATCAGTTGATACTTTGCGAAAGTTTTTGGGTCAATTTCAAATTGATTTTCTCCCAAAAATTTATTTTCACAAGGAATCCATTTTTCTTCCTTATTCTGCTCTATTATTAACCCACACATCTCACGTGGGGCTTCCTTTTCTGCGTGAGAAAAGATTTCTTCTATAAACTTATTCAAAGTTCTTTGATCCTGGAAAACCCCCAAAAGGTAGTACTGAGTTTTTTAAGGTAGTCTTTCCTTTAGACCCTGAAGCTGTCGCGTTTACTGCATTAAAACCAAATCTTTTATTACATGATTGTAATCTTTTTCCACACTCATCTGCTCTCCTCCAGTACTCAGTAAATCCTGGTGTGTTCCCCTTAGTTGCTTGTTTAGTTTTCCAAACATAATCTCCTGATTTGACTATTTCATTTAATCTATCGTCAGTGTATGCTTTATACGTTGTACTTGCACTATAACTAGGAGAAAATACTCTTACTGCTTGAAACTTAGTATTCGACTCTGAAGGAGTTCCTAACTGAGCTTTAGTACCTGCAGTAACAACTTGCCAGTATCTGACTAGATTCGTTACATTTGTGTAACTTCCAGTTACGCTAATTTCTGTGGCAGATTCTCCAGTAGTTTTTATAAAAGCATCTACAGCGAAAGAAGCACTACTCGCTGCTGCTGTATAATCAGTATAAGACTCAGCATTACTATAGATATATTCATCGTCTAGAGTTACATATACTTTTTGAGATACATCTGAAGCTCCAAAAGAATTCTTTATAGATCCGTCTTTACTCCAAGTACATCCTCCACATTTGTCAGCTTCGCTTAAAGTAGGGGAAGCTCCTGTGTACTCCCAAGGGCATGCATTTGATATTATCTGTCTTGCAGGTATCTTTACTCCTTTTAAGTCAAAAGGTGCTTTCAACTCAAAGCTTACTTCAACAGCATCTCTACTTTTTATTTTTGATATAGTCCATACCTGTCTTGCAAATTCAACTGATTGAACTCCAGGTTCTGTATCTGCAGATTCTCCTGCTAAATATTTTTTTAAAGTGGTTCTTCTTATTATCTTTTTGCCTACTAATAAAGTAATGTCTGTTGTACCTATCAAAGTTGTAAAATTATTTCCTACATTTGAAAAAGAAACAATAGGCCTTGCTATTGCTCCTGTAACTTTAGTTTCAAAACTACCTGACGTTACAGGATAAGGAGCATATGTTCTTAGAGTAGAATTAGAGGCGTAATCATACAGCTGTAAACTACTTCCGTCACTATCCTCTCCAGGAGTAACATATGCGAATGTTCCATCTGGTTTTTCTATCTCATATAGCTCTACAAAAGGTGCTACTACTGCTTGTTGTTGTAAATCATTTATTAGATCATTTGTACTCACGACTCGTATACTCTCCTAAAATTTGCTGTTAAACTATAAAAATTATCATATGCCCATGTTTGGTTCCAAGAGTCACAGACTACTTTAATTGTTCTTTTATTATTTGCAGAATTAGTGTCGGCAAGTGCATAATCAAAAGAAGTTATTGCTCCTTTGCCTTCAAAGAAATCTACTATATCATCTATTTCTGCTTTTGGTCGAGTTGTAAAACTTACTGAAAAAGTTTGTTGTAAGTTATTGATTCCATCTGCTATTCTATGCTCGTAACCATCCCCAAAACTTGCTAAATGTACTCTTGGAGTATTAGATGCAGTGAGCCCTTTGTCTGGTACGACTACTCCTAAACTTCCTCCTACGTTAAATCCTATTGCCATAATCTATTAATAAGGGGATAACATCCCGCCTGGTCTTTGTTGTTTTTCTAGCTCGTTTTGTACTGCCTGTGCTATAGCTCCACCCATTGCATACATATCATCGCCATCTGAAGTAGAGCTAGTTTCTCCAGTTGTCATATTTACTGATACGTTTACATTTCCTCCCATTCCTCCAGAGATTGGTATAGACTTTCCGTCCGGCAGTGGAACAACTGCTTCGTTTCCGTGTAGCATTGCAGGGTATCCTGACTTAGGACCTTTAAATGTTCCTCCGGCTGCTGCATATACTGGGGTGATTCCTCCTTTTGCGAACCCGAATAAACTTCCGATTGTTCCAAACATTTTTCCAAAGAACCCTGAGTCTTCTCCTGTTGCATTTTTTACAGAACCTAAAGGACTTGTTGTACCCAGCCCTTCTTGAATACCTTCAATGTGAGCTCTTTTAATTATTTCTGCCCCCATCTCATATCCCTGTAAGTCTTTGTTACCAAACATAAAATTTGTAATTCCTTCAGACATTCTAGTAGATATTTGTTTTGAGACCCCTTCAAAAACTCCCTTTGCTAATTTTGCCATTGCATCTTTTAGACTGCTTTCTTTTCCTGTAAGTAGATCATCTATCGCAGTAGTCATTCCACCTTCAAAAGCTCCTCTAGCAGCTTGGCCTATTAAATACATCTCGTCTCTTTGTAACTGCAATGTTGCTAATTGAAGTTCTAATTTTAATAGGTTTTGATCATTTAACTGTAACTGTTCCTTTGTTAAATGCATGCCAGATCTATCAAAGCCATCTTGTAAAAATTTTGCTTCGCTTATTAATCTTTCTGTTTGAAGTTGTTTTTCCTGGTTTTGTAATGCTTTTGCTTGTAAAGGAGTTGCTCCCACGAGAGCAACATTTAATTGATTTTGTATACCTACTTGATCTGACATTACTGCATAAGCTGCTGCTTGAAGAGCGTTTGTTCTTGTTAACAGTGCTGCTTGCATGGCCCCTAACTGCTTTACCATATCAGTAGATGAAGCCAAAGCTGTATTATATGCTTCTTGCCCTATCATCGACATAATTCCTGACTCTTGTGCTGAACTGAATAAACTTTCTATTTTCTTTTTTTGTTCTTCACTATAATTTCCGCTTGAATCTTTTTCAAATATACTCAAATCGGATGTAAGTAGTTCGTTAAAAGCTCCTTGTAGCATATCTACTTGTTTTAACATAGTTGACAGAGGCCCTGATTTAGGCATTAAGGAGTTTAAAGCTTTCCTATATTCTACTGCAGAATCTTTAATAACTCTTCCTGCGTTTGCAAATTTATTAAAAGATAGTTGAGCTTTTGTAGAGTTTGTTTCTAAGTCACCAAAAGCTTCTGCTAGAGCTATATATTCTTCTTCATTTAAATTTGGGTTACTTAATATTTCATTGAAAAAATCTATTCTTTTGTTTAAATCTTTATAAGATTCTGAGTTTTTGCTTAACTGTCCTTGCATTAATGTCAAAGATTTTACAGTTTGAGTAATTACTCCTTGTTGTGTTTTATTTAGTTGTATTCTTAAAGTTCCTTCCTCTTTCAACCTTTTATGTCTTTGTGCGTTATAAACAGATCCTATTTGCGCGGCTTGGCTATTTCCACTGAACATTCCGATTTTCATAATTTGTTCGCTTTGTCCTTGTAGTTGCATTTCTCCAGAAGTATCAAAGCTTTTAAAAGAATCAGACACTCCTTTAAAAGAAAAATTAGAAAGAAAAGCTGCATTTTGTACTATTCTATCAAAGAAAAAAGCACTATCTTGTAGTTTATCATTTAAATCATTTAACTCTTGGTTTTGTTCTATTAAAGTATCTAATACTCTTTTTTGTGCTTCTTCATATTTTACAAGGGCGGGATCTCTCATTTTATCCATCAAAGTTTGAAATATACCTACTAAAGAAAGTAGCATACCTGCATAACCAATAAAAGATAATGCTTTTGTTAGTCCCATCCCTAAAAACTTCATACTACCTACAAATTTTCCGTACTCTGCTTGCATAATATATAGATTTGCTAAGAAACTGGCTTTCATTTTTGAAAATGTGCCTTTTGAGTTTGCTTCTAATTGAATATTGTAAGCTTTTAATATTGCTACAGTTTTATTTGCTTCTGATCTTCTAAAAGTTTCAAAGTTTAAAACTGTGCTTTTTTGAGCTCCCATAGACCTTTCTAACTTTTGGATGTCTCCTTTTCCAAAATTACCACTTTGAAATTTGTCTAAATTTTTACCTGAGTAAAATTTGCCTATATCAGTAGACATAGCATCCCCTGCAGCTTTTCCTAAATTTATCTGTGGCATTTGAGGAGTTATAGCTCTAGCTATTCCAGTCCCTAAAAGAGCAAATGCTCCTCCAAGAGCTACTACATTTTTAGAAAGCGCTCCAGCTAAAAATTCTGCTACTCCTGTCAAACTATTTTTAATTTTATTAATTAAATCATCAAAAGACTTTGCTAATTTAGTAAAAGCATTTAGTTCAGTACTAAAGTCTTGGAATTTTTCTTCGCCTTGTCTTAATACTTCATTTGTAACAGCTTGACTTCTTTCAAAAGTACTTAGTTCATCTTTTGTTTTTCCTATAGCTAATCCGTATCTTTCAGTAGCGGTTTCTAGTCTGAGTATAATACCCAATTCGTCTAGTAATTCTGGCTCCCCTTTTGTTGAACCTCTTACTAATCTATTAAAAGAATCCGTTAAATCTCTTCCAAGTGCTATAGAAGCGTTTTTTGCTACTGCTCCTAATCTGCTTAATTGATCAGAAGAAAGACCTGCTGCTCTACCGATAGCGGCTGACTGAGCTGCTTCAGCAAACGCTAGCTGTTGTCCTGTTGCTTCTTGTAGTCTAGATGTTAATAGTTTAAGAGATTCACCTGTAACAGTTGCATATTCTTGTTGTCCTTGGATAAGTATTCTATAGTTTGCAGCATCTTGTAAAAATCTAAAAGCTGCTCCAATAGCAAATATATTAGCAGCAAGGGTAGCATATGCAGGCACAAGTCCGCCTGTGATGCCTTGCGCCATCTTTGAAAAGTTTTTTGTTGCACCTGAAGAAGCCTGAGCAGCTCCTTTTAGCCTACGATCGGCTGTGTGAGCAGAAGTACCTGTTTTATCTAAAGATTTATTTAGTTTTTCTACTTGCTTTTTGGTTAGTAGAATTTCCTTACCATCAACTTTAATAGGAATTCTTACTTCGTTTTTCTTTGACATTTATCTTCTTATATTTGCAGAATTTATTCCGCCTTTAGCTTTTGCTTTATTTTTATCTGCTTTTCTTTTTGTTTCTAAATCAAAATTTATTTTTTTAGCGTTTCTTCCTTCAATATGTTTTAAAAAGAAAAGTATTTGTTTGGGGGATTTTACTTCCCATACGTCTAGTAAAGTGCCTAAAGATGACATATCCTTTCCCATATAAGTTCCGCTCATCCCCTCCCACCTGTCTGGTAAGAGTTGATGTATAAAAAATGCCACTTGTACTTCATGTGGATATACATCAAGTGTAGGCGGCACCTTATCTGGATCAGGCTCCTCTCCTAATTGCTCGCACATATTTATATATGAGTCAAAGTCAAGTTGCCCTTCTTTATATTGTTTATCAAATAAACCAAGTATTCGTTCTACTTGGTCTTGGTAAAATTTTCTAAATCTCCAGTTGTTTCATTGATCCAAGAGTCAAAGTCAGAAGCATTTTTCATTAATGTTTCTGCATTGTCTTGGTTATACACAAGTTCATCTTCAGGATCTAAGCTACTGATATCTACTAACAGAAGCTCTTCTAAGTAAGAATATTTTAAGCCTTTCCATCCTTTAATGATTGATTTAGTATATTCAACTAAAAATTTATTTTCGTCTAACTGCTCTTCAAAAGATCTTGTTTTCTTATTAAACTTTTGAGTTACAGACTTATTTCTAAGTTTTATTAATTCTTCTCTTGCGAGATAACACACATCTACTGTAAAACCTTCCATTCCCGGAAAGTCTATAGATACTGTTTTACTTGGAGTTAATAAACTCGCTAGTGATACGTTTGGTTTTTTGTTCTGTTCTGTCATTGTTTTTTCCTATAAAAGAGGGAGGGAATGA